CACACGTGATTCCTATGGTGGTGCCGTGCTACGATTTAAAACGTGTAACACCACCAACATTTACAGTATAGGATTCTGCTATCTAAAATTGAGATTGTTTATTTAAAGAAAAAGAAGACCGCCGTCTTCCGAAAAAACTTTAAATAATTTCAATTAGACGGCACACAAGATAATCTTGTTCCCAGGACAATGAGCCCCACTCGCTAATCACCAGCGAGATTTATAATCCATTTACGCAGGATTTTCATGCTCGGCCCCTAAAAGGGACACACTTTATATAATTAATGCATCTGGTTCTGAAACCAGAAACATTGGGGGAACACCACAAAAGAAATAAAGGTTAAAATCTTCTGCGATGGAGACATACGACGCCATAATCGGATTGCTCGCATTAGTGTCAACACTAATATAAGCATTCAACGAATGGAATGAAGTCGATGATCTCCCAGGATCTGTCATATTTGTATCGCGACAGATAAAAAAGCGATCTGAATTGTAAAAGGGCACTTCTGCCTCAATTACAGGGTTATTTCTCACGTCAGTAACATGAGTAGCACACCAAGTGTTAGGAAAAGCCTTATAACACGTTTGGGCGTTTAGGTTTGGTTGCAAGTCTGACCAGGAGTCGAGTGGCTGCAATAGGGAAGAATAGCCAGCTCCAATCCCCTCCTTTGTAATAGAGAGGGAGGAAGGAGCGTTATTTATCCCTTGAAGATGGTATTTCCATCTAAGACCACCACGACGTCCTGCGAATGCAGGAAGTAAGTAATTTAACAAAGTAGGTTGAGCATAATTCCAGGAGGAAATTATTCCACCATCACCGATTGCTTGATCGATGGCGCCACCAACGGCACCATAATAAATAGGTACATCGGGAAGGGTCAAATGCCACCACAAGAAAGAACTAATTCCATTATTCGGTGGTTGCCAACCCCTAGAAAACTGATATCTCTTGAGACATTGCCGAAATGATACGACAGGATCTCCAAAAAAGACATCAAGCGTGTGATCTATGGGCAAAGAAGGAGCCAATGACTTAGTAACTTGAGGTAAAGTAGGTTCAGACTCAGTCGTTGTATCGACTGGATCGGCCTCTTCACCCATTTGCTCAACAAAACCAGGACCGCCACCGTGCGTATAAATGCCAGGAGACCAAGATAGGCCTTGTAAGTGTTGGCAGGAGGGGACACACACTTCAAAATCATCGGAAGTTGATACAAAAACATTAACAACAACCTCGGGAATAGCTGCATTAGCAGAAGTCAAATCATTAACTACAATAACGGAAAAAAGACCATTAGCCCCAAAAACTGGGGCAGGAGTAGTTAAGAAAAGAGACTCAATGCCAGCAGGAAAAGCTGATAAAGAAGAATACAAGTCTAAAACTGGTAGCCAGGATGTAACCTGACCCCAACCAAACTCGAGAGTAAAATCTCGTTCACCTGCCAAATCACAAACATGCGAATAATTCACATTATACTCACCAGCAGATGCTGGAGCAATTAAATATGGATCGTAAGCTATCTTAATTCTCCCCTTGTGGAAAGCAGAAGCAACAACTTGAAACCGAAATTTCATAGTACCGCGCCAATACAAAAAAGGAGTGGCAGCAAAGGCACATGGAGTAAGATGCAACTCTTGAGTTAGACCCGTAGAATACGTGTCAAAAGATACAGGAGTTACATACTTTGAATACAAAACGGAATCAATAGGATCACTACCGCTCCATGGGAATTGAGTCAGAAAAGATTCACGCTGTGATAAAGATAATATAGACATCTCATCAGCTGAATCAAGTCCGACAACTCTAGGATCGAGAGTGACTTCTTGCTTACAGTCAAGGGTCAACTTGGTGGCATTGTCAGGGGTATTAGTATTTGCTAAAACACCAACATATTCTGGTTTGATAGTACGCGATGGTTCCTCTTGTGTAGCACGAGAGTAACCAAAAATAGATGCAATCGAACCGGTAGCATTAGCCGCCATTTGCGTAGCTTTAGCATAAGGGGCAATAGTTGGTATCTTTGCAAGAGCGCCAGCGGCACGCGCAATAGTAAATGCAGGTTTGGATACAGGACCCGTACCATACTCATCACCCATCTGTGGCACAATAGCACCACAAGATGCGGAAGTAGGAATTGACAGGGTCACATCGGTAGCCCATGCATAAACCGTGACGGAAATAGGAATAGTACCACCATTCGCATGATTCAGCTGAGCTAGATCTCTGAGCACAATAATGCCCATTTGATCGAAATCAGCCAAAGGAATACTAATAGCATTATGGGGGCAAAAGAAAGGTAATTCTAACTGCCCACCTTGTGACGTAGTTGGATCCAAATAGACATGGGGCAATTGAGAAGCTTGTATAAGGTCTTGAGAGACAAAGGCTCGCGGTAAAGGCGATCCAAATATCTCATTAGGACGAGGCAAATATGAAACAAGCATTCTACCATAATAAAAACCATTTCCATTAAGAACAACCTTAACATGGAGTTTGCAACGCAACAAATTATAATTGTTGATTCGATTGACAACCCTAGGATTAGTAAAAAACAAATTCCAGGGATCGATATATTCGAAAACCGGCGTCGCAGGAGTCCATGCAAACGAATGAATGCGTACTGGTCGCGAGAAAAATTCAGTAAGAGTAGCATCCTGCGCATCAGCTGCGCGGAATGTAGCTTCAGGTTGACTGGGTACTCTATAAACCCAGTCAGCTGTTTGATCATTAAAATTTACAATTTGTTCTAAGTGTTGATCGACACTTTTTGATATAGACATATTCATAGTAAATGGAAAAATAAGAAAATATATATACATTTATTAATATATTCAATATGAAATTTTTTGTACAGACTATGTACTCCCCTAAATAGGGGTATTGCACGAGGGCAATGTCTCAAG